CGGCTTCCAGTCCACAGAGTTATCAGGTAATTCTTTAAGCTTTTCTAAGCAGTCACCTTGAATTAACTGGATCACTTACCACCAGCCAATCACTCGACCAGCAACGGGTAGTGTAAAGACCATAAAGCCAAGAAATTTATGCTCCCATTTAATTTCCATATCTTTAGTACTTAATAAGGACATTAAAGATAAAACAAAATTAATTACTGCAAGATAGTAAATATAGTCTGTTTTCACTTCCCAGTCCTATTCCTAGCCTTTGCCATTTTCTCAGCTAATGTAAAATTGATGTTGATTTGATCGTTCTCGTCGGGCTGTTTATCTTTCCATTTGAAACGATTCTTCATGTTGAAAACCCAGACAGCAGCATTGAGTGATCTAGATTTAGACCAGCCAAAGCCTTCACCTTGAGATTCTGAATCTGATTTATTGATGATGTGTTTTATTCCAAGGCCTTCCCAAAAAAGCTGACATTTTTCAACAGCTTGCTTTTTGGCATCGGAAAAGTCTTGATGATCTTTTTCCCATTGATAAATTGTGTCACGGTTTACATTTACTTTGGCAGCGAAAGTCTCGTAAGAAAATCCCTCACTCATATGTTCAATCAACTGCTCGCAATACTCTGGCTTGTATTTTGAAGGTCTGCCTCGATTATTTTCTTCACTCATTTTTAAAAAATACTCTTGCAATAAACTATAGGAAACCTATAGATTTTAAATAGGTATTAAACCTATAGAACTATATTATAGTAAGGGAATGAGCGATATGAGTTTAATAGATGACTGTTTTCAAGGGATGAAAGATAAGCACGCATCAAGCACGGTTGAAAAATCCACGCTGACACTTTGGATTCCAACTGAATACAAAAGAAAATTTGAATTGCTGCAGGATAAGACCGGAAAAGATTTCGGTAAAAGATTGCAGAAGCTTATCACAAAGGCTATTGACAAGGTTTCTACTACTTAATTCATAAGATCAAAGCTTGTGTCAAAAGCGCGTCTTAATTCCTTTTGAGTTTCAAGCCAATCCAAAAAGGCAGCTATGTAGGCTCTGGAGACTTCGGTCGCTAGCTGTTTTTTTATAAGTTTTTTTGCAATTTCTGAAATTTGTTTCCACTCGGCTTCTGAGATTTCGCCAAGATCAATCACGTCACTTCCAATGTCTACTATGAACATATCTTTCACAACGGGCATGAGAATATTGTCATGCCTTTTTGTTGGAATTTACAAGAGGGTTGAGGTCTAGTAATTTATTGACGTGTATATGTAATTGCACCGCCACCACAATTGTAACTCAGTGAATTTCCAGAAAGACTATAGGCGCAGTTAAAAGTACCAAGCCCAAGACATCCTGATGCACCATTTGTTGATTGGACAGTGGCAGTTAAATATCCAGAGGCCGCTGTTGCTCCGTTGAATGTTGTGGTGCTCTGACATGCGGTGCTTGTAATTTTACAATCTGAAGAAATTACCATAGTATCAGTAGAATATTTGTAAGTACCAAGTATTGCTGAATCACCACATGATGCTGATGTTGAACTTGATCCAGAATCTGATCCCTTGCAAGAAACAAGTGAAAATAACAAAATCAATAAAACATACTTCATAGATTTATTCTCCTTGATCTACTTACTCGGTATAAGAACAACGCTTGTTTAGTAAAATTATTCTCAGATTTTTGTTTTGAATTGAGATAAGTTGTCAAAATTTGCTCAAGATGTGAATTTTTAGTCTTATTACTTCTTAAAAAAACTTAGCATTTAGTGGTGGGCTGATTGGCGGTATGTAATGGATAAAATCAAAATCATTAGATTATCATTGATGGATCTATACAAAAAACTATTGGATGCAGAAGGGTCACTTTGTAGTTGTTGCCTTCGCATTCGTCACCCTAAGAGAAATAAGGTCACCAATAGAAGCGTCAATGGCCTTAAGCTCGTCGTAATCGAGGGAGGTAAGCCTAGATTGGATAGAGAGGATTAGGTCTGTTTTTCTAGCATCTGGGTAGTTTGGTAGATGTTTTAATAGTTCCTTAATAGTATATAAGCCTGGATTTTTTGATACTCCGGTCTCAATATCTTGAATTGTGCGCTCTGGAACGCCTGAAATTTCGCTCATTTTTCCACGGCTCCAGCCCAAGCTTTCGCGCAGTTTTCTTATGTCGTCAACATTTATGTCCAAGATATCCATAACTTAAGCCTATCAACATTAAAATGTTAAATAAACACGTTATACACGATAATTTACTTGCAAAATAAAGGTAAACCGTGTAAAGTGATTATATGAGTTCTGAGATAAATAAAGATTTGATTAGAAGAAAGATTGAAGAATTTGGAATAGCAACGGTCTCTATTAAAGGAGACATTGGTATTTCAACGTTAGAAAAGCTTAGGGCTGGTAGGTACCAAAGTAAGCTTTCGAGGCGTACGATCAAAAAACTATGTAAAGGACTCTGCATAAGAGAAGAGGATCTCTTTTGCCAAGCTTCCTAGCTTCACAGAAGGTTTGATTGCAGTCGAACTTTCGATGAATCTACGAACAAGACTTAACATTAAATCAATTTTTTGATTTTTGTTAAAATTCAGCACGTTTAGAAAACTATTCTTGATTGTTTAAAAACATGACAGGCATTTTCACGCCAATTTATTGGTGATGGCTTTGCTTTACTTAAAATGGAGCTTTTATGAAAAAACAAGGCAAATGCAGGTATAAACATCCGCTCTATCATACATGGGAAGGAATGATAAATAGATGTTATTACGAAAAGCATATGCACTTTAACAAGTATGGCGGACGCGGAATTAAAGTATGCGATAGGTGGGCAAATTTCTATAATTTTGTTGATGATATGGGTCCGAAGCCAACTAAGTCACACACTCTCGATCGAATTGATAATAATGGAAATTATGAGCCGTCAAATTGTAGATGGGCAACTAAGCTTGAGCAAATAAAAAACAGGTCCATCGGAAGACATTTTTATGCTGGAAAATTTTTAACATTAGATGAAATTGGTAAAATAACAGGAATGTCATCAAGAAAGCTAAGACGTCGCTTGGACATAGGTTTTACAATTGAAAATGCGCTTAGTTATCCTGGTAGAGATTATAAGAAGGCTATAAACGAACTTTAATAAAAACAGGAGATTTTATGAGTCATCACTGGGATGTTCACTACGATAGTCAAAACGACAAATATGAAGTTTATTACATTGTTCACCTAACAACAAAGAACGGTCTCCAGACGGTAATGGAAACTGATTGTTTTACTTGTGATGTGAACGGTGAAGTTGAAAAGCATGAAATCTATTCTGAAGTTCTAAATGAGTGGAGGCCATGTCCGTTGCCAGACAAAGAAAAAAAGCTTTACCCAATAGTTTTTGCAAAATTAAGAGAGAGATTAGCTACTGCTATTCGTAAATACAATGAAACCTGCATCGAAGAAGATGTGGAAGTGGAGAGATTCTAATGGAACAAAATAAAACACTAGCATTAATAGTAAACGAAGCTTTGATCTTAGAGAAAATGCTCATCGAATCAGGCGGAGAAGTAAATCCAGAAATTGAAAAAGCCTTAGCTGTTAACTCACAAGAGCTTGCTTTAAAAGTTGACGGCTATGTAGAAATCATTGAGCGCTTTGAGTCCCTAGAATCTTACTACAAAACAAGAGCAGAGTATTTTAAAGACATTTCATCGCGTTGTAAAAAAGCAGTCGATAGGCTTAAAGAAAATATCAAATATGGAATGAATGAGCTTGGGATCGATGAAATCAAAGGCGTTGATATGCGCTTAAAAGTTTCTCAAACATCGGGAACTTTAAAAATCACAGATGAGGAAATGATCCCCGTTGAATTCAAGAAAGAAGAAATTAAAACCGTGATCGATACTAAAGCTTTAAAAGAGGCTATTGCGAAAGGGCTTGAAGTAAAAGGTGCAGAAATAATCCCTGGTTTTTCATTAAGAGCTTATGCGAATACTCCTGAGAAAAAATCTAAAAAGAAAGAGGCTGTAAATGAGTAACATAGTTTCCGCAGAAGAAAAAAATATGCTAGCCGTTGAAAGTGCTCTAGTCAGAAATGACATTTCAAAGCTTTCAACATCTGAAAGAATTACTTTTATTCACTCACTTTGTAAATCAGTTGGATTGAATCCTCTGACAAAGCCAATAGCTATTATTAACTTGCAAGGTCGTGAAGTTCCATACGCAACTAAAGACTGCTCCGAGCAGCTTCGTAAAATACATGGTGTATCAACTCAGATTATATCAAAAGGTCTTGTTGGTGATATGTACGAAGTTCATATTAAAGCTCGCGATAAGCACGGCAAAGAAGATGAAGATTTTGCTGTTATTCCTATCGGTAACTTAAAAGGAAATGATTTAGCTAATCTAATGATGAAGTGTGTGACCAAAGCAAAGCGCCGTGTGACGCTTTCAATTTGTGGTCTTGGAATTTTAGATGAATCAGAATTGGAAACAATTAGAAATGTAAAGCCAGCGAGCAACCCTCAAATAGAAAATCCATTTAAAAAAGATGATGTCAAAGAAGTTGCTACTACTTCAATAGCAGAAGAAATAGTTCTAGAGGGCACTCCTGATCTAGGAGAATTCGTTTGTAATGTTGGGAAAAAGTATATTGGCAAAAAACTAAATGAAATTGATATTTTTGAATTGAATAATTTTGTTGAAAATACAAAGAAATGGTTTACAGAACAGGGAAAAACTCCAAGCGCTGCGTGGGTTGAATTCTTTGAAATAGCTGAAGCTTATTTAAAATCAAGAGAGTACCAAGGCGAGCAACGTGAATCAAACGAACCGGAAGGTGTGTAGTGAGCCAATTAATAGAAGTCGAAAAATTAACACCAGTAGAGGTTTATAACTCTGGTAATATTGATAAAATATTAGAAAAAATTGCTTCTGATGCAAGATCTCAGTTTATTGATATTTCAACCGACAAAGGCAGAAAAGAATGTGCATCACTTGCTTATAAGGTTGCTCAGTCAAAAACATTTCTTGATAAAATGGGAAAAGCCCTTGGTGATGATGCAAGAAAACAATTAGATACTTTAAACGCTGAGAGAAAAAAAGTAGTTGAGTTTCTAGATAAGCTTAAAGATGAAATTCGCGATCCGTTAACAACATGGGAAAATGCTGAAAAACAAAGAGTTGCAGCTCACGAAAACGAGCTGTCAAAAATTATTCAAATTGGAACTTTTGTTGAGCAAAATTGGCAATCTTTAAAGGTTGAATTGATCGAGTCGAAAATTAAAGAGATAGAGTCTATTAACAGAGATTGGCAAGAGTTCACAGCGCGTGCGTCTTCTGAGATACAAACTGCATTTACAAAGCTTGATGCGGCTCTTAAAAACTTAAAAAAATATGAAGATGAGCAGGCTGAGCTTGCAAGGTTTAGAGAGCAAGAAAGAATTCGTATTCAAAAAGAGCGCGATGAACAAATTGCTCGTGAGGCTGCTGAAAAAGCAAAAATAGAAGCTGAAAATAAAGCCAGAATCGAAGCTGAAAGACTAGCAAAAGAAACCGAAAGAATAAGACCTGAGGCAGAGCAAAAGGCTAAAGCAGAAGCCGACAGAATTGCTAAGCAAGCAGAATTAGAACGTCAAAAGGTTTTAAGAGAAAAACAGCAAGCTGAAGAAAAAGCTTTGGCTCTGCAAAGAGAAAAAGAACTTGCAGAAAAAAGAGCGAAAGATGCTGCTGAAAAAGCCGAGAAAGATAAAAAGCTTGCCATTGAGGCAGAGCGAGCAAGAATTGAAAAAGAAAAGCAAGCTGCAATTGATGCTGAAAAGGCAAGAGAAGCAAACTTAAAACATAGAGCTAAGATAAATAATGAAATTCTAAATGCTCTTGTTGACGGTGGCGTTGATGCAGATGAGGCTAAACTTGTTGTAACCTTGATAGCTCAAGGGAAAGTTCCACACACAAGGATAAGTTACTAATGACACTAACAAAAGCTGAGTTTACAGCGATTGCGATATTTATAATTTTGTTTTTAATTAATTTTTTGGGGAAGGTATGAGCAAGGAGCAAACAACTTATTTAACTATCAAAGAAGTTGCTGAAAAATATAAGGTTTCAGTTAGACATCTTCATGATGAAAAAAAAAGAGGTAACTTAAAAGCATTTAAACCAGGTAAGGTTTTGCTATTTAATCAAGAGGATGTAGAGAAGTGGATCAAAAGAAAAGCAGTTTAGTAAAAGTCAAAGGGGATGCGAACAGGCATCTTTATCGGTTGAATGAGACATACTGGGTTAAGATTGTTAAAAATGGCAAGATCTTAAGAAGGTCACTTGGTACTAATGTTTTATCAACCGCTAGACTTTTAAGAGATGACGCTATAGCTAAGTTTTTTAATTTAAAAATGGCTTCAAATAGGCAGCGAAAAGTTGTTGCAGATTTGTTTCCTATGTTTTTAGAAACCAAAGCCACAAAATCTAATGCTACAAAATACTCGATGATAAATTCATGGGAAAAGCATTTGATTTATTTTGATTCTTATTTACCTGATGAGATTGATGAGCTTTTATGGATTAAGTTTGTTGAGTTTAAAAGAAGCTCTGATCCCGATAGAAAATTCTTTAACGACAGAAAATATCTAATGATGTTTTTAAACTGGTGTCATCGAAATAACCATATTTCAAAGATTCCAAAGCTTACTAATGTCGATCCTGAAATTGAAGCAGGCCGAGTCTTAGATAAAGAAGAGGCTGACAATTTGATAAACTGCTCAACTGGCACTATTCACGTTTTTATTGTCATGGCATTAACCATGGGCATGAGACATGGTGAGATATGGTCTTTAGAGTGGAAGCAAGTCGATTTTAAAAAGAGGACCATATTTTTGCCTGCTGAAAAAACTAAAATCAGACGTGCCCGAAAATTCGGCATTTCCGATCAAGCTTTCGAGTTATTAAAAGGCCTTAAAACAAATTCCAAATCTGGGTGGGTGTTTCCACACCCCGAAGACGAATCGAAGCCCTGTGGACGAAATGTGGGCCAAAAACCATGGAATGATTTGCGAGAAGAGCTAGAGATTGATTGCAGGTTCCATGACCTTCGTCACACGTTCTTAACTAATGCTTTTAAGAGTTCTACGAACCCTGCTTTGATTTGTGATTATGCTGGGCTGAGTCTAGAAGAGGCACAAAAGACATACTTACATTTTTCTGCTGATGACACTCGAGTGGTTTCATCGCTTGTTAAATTCGGGGAAAAGTTATGAAGTGTGTGTTATGGTTTTTGTTAATACTAAAAATAAAAGTTTTGTATAATCAAATAGTTAAAGTAGATTTATTCAGGCACCCAAAGCAAGTGCCCTACCAAGCTGAGCCACGCGCAGATTTTCTGTATGTCATTGATATTACTAATAATTTATTCAGTATTGCAAGAACTATTTTAAACGTCATTTCTGCACATCTATGCAGCAAAATGCAGGCAAAAACATACGAGTGTGTTAACAAATTTGTTAACACTGAATCTAAGCCAATAGGTTGGCTCTTATTTCATTCTATCACATCTAAAAATTACATCAATTTTAAAAACTTAATGAACATTTCCGGGGGGAAATTTAATTATGGCTCGAAAAACTCTTTCTCAAAAAGTTAGGTTTGAGGTCTTTAAAAGAGATTCATTTACATGCCAATATTGTGGCCAATCAGCACCTGATGTTGTCTTAAATGCTGATCATATAGTTCCAGTTGCTGAGGGTGGTGATAATAATATCCTAAATCTCGTAACCTCTTGTTTTGATTGTAATAGCGGAAAGGGAAAGCGAACGCTAAGCGACCAGGCCGTGGTTACAAAACAAATGGATCAAATTAAAATCCTAAACGAGAGAAAAAATCAAATCGAAATGATTGCTCAATGGAGAGCTGGTTTAGCAAATCTTGAAAATGCCAAACTTGAAGCTGTAAGAGCAGCAATTGATATGCATTTAAACCCAGCAAAAAGATGTATAAACGATAGTTTTTTAAGAACTGAAATTAAGTCGGCACTTGCAAAATATGGACTTGATGATCTTTTAAGCGCAGTTGAAAAATCGGCTAATCAATACCTAAAAGATCCTAGAAATGATGAACAAAGAAATAAGTATTTAACTATGATACCAAGGATTTGCTATTGGGCAAAACATGAAAAAGACAATCCTGAAGTGTCGCAAATTAGAAAGCTTGCTTTTACGGCAAATAAAATATGGAGCCGCTGTAATCCTCAATCTTTAACAGCAAGGATGCTTCATTTAAAACAAAAAGAAAATATTTCTATTGATGAACTTTATCGGGCGGTCACGCAAAGCAATGGAATTATGCAGTTTGAAGATTATATTAAGCAAGTTTTTAATGAAATGATTGGTGAGTAATGGGAAATAAAAGATTTACAGATAAGTCTAAATGGAGAAATGAGTGGTTTAGAACACTACCTCAAAAAGCCAAGCTTGCATGGACATACCTTTGCGATGAGTGTGATTTTTGTGGAATTTGGAAGGCTGATTATGGTCTTGCTGGTTTTCAATTGGATTTCTCAATTACTAAAGAAAATTTAAAAGAATGGTTTGGAAATAAGCTTTATTTTTTCAATGATGATAAAGTTTTAATTATTGGATTTTTCGAATTCCAATATTCAGAATCTAAAGATACTTGGACAGCAAAAGTTAAAGCAAGATCTCATCTCGAAAAACTCGGATTTTCTGTTGTTAATAACAAAGTTATCTTAACTCAAATTAATTCAAATAACACCACAATGGATATACAACCACCCACTGTGGTGGACGGTGTACCACCGGTCCTAATTGATATTAATATTGAAGGTGTAGTTGATATTAATAAAGGGGGTGTGGGGGAAAATTTTCCAGCACCAGGATTCTACCTTGAGCATTTTTACGAAACTTACCCGAACAAAGTTAACAAGGCTGAAGGTCTTCGTCGCCTAGCTCCGCAAATGAAAACCGAAACTAATCTTTCTGAGTTCAAAACGGCAATCGAAAATTATAAACGCTTTCTGGGTCTTGAGAAAAACAAAACCTGGATGCAAGCAAAGCAATGGGATGTTTTCGTTGGAGCGCCTTCGAAAGATGTTAAGCCATGGCATGAGTGGGTTAATCCCGATCCTTCGGTGTTTGAAGACACCACTACTCAGCCCAAGAAGCCTAAACATTCAAGAGCAAGCATTGAAGATTTGGAGAGCGTATCATGACAATTCAAGAATTTAAAGTCTACTACGACAAGCTTGGCGAAGTTTATCCAAACATTTTTGCAAATCAGCACAAAGAAAAAGCAGTTTGGGCCTATATCAAAGATTTAGATTTTAAGTGGTGGAAAAATTTAGCTGAGAGAATGATCGTCTCTTCAAACCCCCGATTTGACATCGAGGATGCGGCACGAGGAGAAAGACTAGCACGACAGAAATATCTTGCAACCAAGGAGCTAATGCAAGCTCAGGAGAGGCTTTCTGAAAACATATCAGCCAGTGGATTGAGTGATACTCTAAAGTCACTTGGCGTTAAGTCACTTTTGGAAGCAATCGAAAAAAAGGAGTCGGCGTCATGACTCTCTCAAAAATCGAATTCATCCAGCAGCAATTTCCAGAGATCGAGCATATCGATCCAACATTTGATGAAAGATTCGTTTACAAGGTAGCTCGCGCTTTGTTTGAGCATAAATTCTACAAGCAATGGCACGGCGGTATTGAGACATCTGTTTGCAATCTGATTTTAAGAGCTCAAGGCAAATTTCAGAAGCGCAAGGTTTATAAAACAACAAAAGTTAAAGATTTAAAGAAACCATAAGGGGGAATATGGAAACAACAATTAACCACGAATCATCAATAGAATTCATGGATAGTGATCATCTAGTCCATGAAAACAGGATTCTGCGAAAGGTGATCAAAGAAAAAGATCAGCGAATTGCTTATCTTGAGCATCAATTAGAATTAAAAAGCAAATACCAAAACATGATTGGCATCAAAGAACCAGCGTGCCCACCATTCGGTAACTAACATCAAACGGAAGGAATTATAGAAATGAAACAAATTAAAACGATAAAAGGATTAGCGAAAGAGCTATGGATCTAAGAGGAAAATGGGAAAGACCATCATTATTAGATAGGCTTTTAGATAAAATAGAAAAAAATGAAAATGGATGTTGGATTTGGACTGGGGGAAAAAGATCGACTGGATATGGAACAATTTGGGTTAATGGAAGAAACGAAGCTTGTCATAGAGTTTCATTATTTCTTTTCAAAAATCACCCAATAAGACCTAAAAATAAAAACGATCATGTTGATCATTTATGTAGGGTTCCTATTTGTTGTAATCCAGATCACCTAGAGCCAGTTACCGCAAGAGAAAATGTCCTTAGGGGAAAATCACCAGTAGCTGCGCTATCAAAAAGAACGCACTGTAATTTTGGTCATGAATTTTCAGGATATAATTTGGTTTATTACAAAAGCCAAAGAAATGGGAAATATTATCGAACATGTAGAACTTGTTCAGTTAATAGAACAAAACGATATAGAGAGGAAAAACTAAATGAAGCAAATAAAAACAATAAAATCTCTCGCTAAAGAATTAACTTTGCGTGAAGGTAAAAAGAGACAAATTGATATTGCAAACATGACAGAGTCTTTAGCAAAGCAAAGTGATGTCGCAGTTGAGCAATGGCAAAAATACGGAATACATATTGGCGCTATAGTTATGAATAACGGCCTTAAACGCGCCAAAAAGAAAGCTAAGTCATGCAGAAAATAGAATTGTTTAAACCAGAGGATTTCGACGGAGCTGAATGCTATTCAAATTATGCTAATAAAAAATTTCAAGAATACATACAGTCTTGCCCTGTGGTTTACTTTAAATATCTAGGTGGAAAGCCTTTTAATTTAGGACCAGAATTAAACAAAGAAGATGATACCCACACAGCTAGGCTTGCTTTTATTGAAGAATTAGCAAAAGAGCCGTGTAAACATGAGCCAACATTTGTGAATGATGGTGATACAACAAACTGGAAATTTGCTTGCAAACGCTGCGGAGTTAAACTCGAAGCTGAATGGAAGGAAGTAAAATGAAATCCATAACCACAATACTAGCAATAATAACAATCACATCATGCGCGGCTGGGCCATTCAAAACGAAAGAGCAGAAGAGCGCGAAGTACATCGTTGATCAATGCTTTCAGAAAGAGCTTGAGGCTTGTAGCGATAAAGCATGTGAGATGAGTGTCAATGATGTTTATCCAATTATAGAGCAGCTTAGAATTAATATTCTGGCTTGTGTTGATGAGGGGGAGAAGTGAAATATAATCACAAAATAAAAGGTAAAGAAAAGGTTCTTCATGCTGCTGTAAAAACTGTAAGTGGTTATGTCGTTATTGGTAAATGCCATGCTGATTGTTTTTATGCTGGAAAAAATATGGGTCTTGAAATGAGTTCTAAATCTGAAGATCAAGGATTCGTTACAAACAAAGGTCGTTATGTTAATCGTAAGCAAGCTGCTTTTATTGCCAAGAGATCTGGACAAGTTCATAAAGGTGGACGCACTGGCGAAGAGAGAAGATTAATAAAATATCTCTTATCTGAAGATATTTGGTATCAAAGAGGAAGATATTTATATTCACAAACTTTAGGTTATGTGGAGATTAAAAAATGACCGAACATCAGCAAGACATAATCATTAACAGCGCTGTCATCGTTGGTGTAATACTAGCGTTTATTGTGTTTTTCTTGCCGTGTCTTGCGTGGGTGATTTATGAAAGGTGGATTAAGTGAGTGAAAAAACATTTAAGATTGTAGGTAACGATATTTCAGATGGATACCATACTTTTGATGAACTTTATGAACACAGATGTCTTTTATTTTTAAATCTATGTTTGTTAACTCCTGAAAAATGCGTGTTTAAAATTGACTACGGAACTTGGTTTTGTCTGTATTACGAGACTGAATTTGGACAGATAAGTTATCACTTACCTAATAAGTATATTGATTTAATAGTCGGAAAGATTAAGCGAGATGATAATCACAAGTGGGACGGCCATGATAGTGAAAACGTAATCACCAGACTTGAATTATTAGCCTCAAAAAAATGGAGGCAAAGGATTTCATCCAGTATTTCCATATAAAACACCTGAACAAAGATGGAATTGGGTGCTTGATACTGGCATGGGTGTAAATGAGCCATTCAGTTGTCCATTCGGAAAAGTCGGTGATGTTCTTTGGGTACGTGAAACTCATTGTATAGTTAAAGGAAATGGTATCCAAGTTAGATATAAAGCTGACGGAATTCCAATGCAGACCTTTTATCCTGATCAACCAGTCGACGGTAAACTAAAATGGATTCCAAGCATTCACATGAAAAGATCTCACTCAAGAATCACTCTAGAAATAACAGACATCAAAGTTGAAAGACTTAATGATATTACTGAAGAAGACGCAAGGGCTGAAGGCGTTGAAAGTTTTAAAAATTATTGTGACGACCAATATCTTTCGTGCGGAAAAGTTAGGTTTGCAGACAATCCAAATAAGTTTAAATTTGGAATTTTATGGGATTCAATTTCTGATGATAATTCAAAATGGAACTCAAATCCATGGGTTTGGGCAATAAGTTTCAAGAGGATTAAATGAGCAAGAGCTTAGAAGAATTGAAGAACTTGTTTTCAAATTTTGATGGTAATTTACAAGCTGAGTTCATAGAGCAGTTCCCTGAAATTTGGGATGATGCTTATGATATTATGATGGGCTCACGGTATCACAGAGTAATGACTAGTTGTATGTTAGCTGGATGGTTTTCCGCAATCAAAGCCGTGAGCGAGAGGGAGAAGACAATTAATGAAAAAGAAATAGTAGATATAATCACAGAATGGAAACATTTTTGGATGAATCAAACTCAAAATAACCAGCAAGATTATGAAAACTATTTCAGACGAGCTTCTGGCATAGATGCAAATATGAAATATAATTTAGCTAAAAGAATTTGTGAAGCATTGAAAGATTATCGGGGGATGAAAAATGGCAAAATTGAATAAAGAAATTTCTGTAATGTTACCTCGGGAAACTGCTGAAGAAATAATAAAGCGCGCAGAACTACACGACACAACCAACACAAAAACACCATTCCTTGCAAACATAGAAGGGTTAGCCCGTGCTTATTTGGAGTTAGAAAAGAAACTATCACTTGAACAGCAAGATCGTGAATCTGAAAAGCGCGAATTTAAAGTATTTAAAGATGCAGCGGAAAACGAAATCACCAAGCTTAAAGCGGATAACGAATACTTATTACGTCAATACGCTGATGAAATTAGCGGCCTTTGTGATGATAAAAGATTTAAAAAAATAATAGAGCTAGAATCTGAAATCACCAAACTGAAAGAAGAGAATAAACGATTTAAAATTTTTATGGAGCATGAGTTTAAAATTAAAGAAAAGTATGTATCAGAAATAACCAAGTTGAAAGAAGAAAATGAAAAACAGTGTGAAATTAATTTAGATTTATGGAATGAAATAGAGCAACTTAAAACTGTCACCATTAATGATTTAACTGGCTCATTGTCTAAAGCCAACATTGAAAATGATAAGCTGTCCGAGAAATTAGAATCAACTAACGCTGAAAAAGAGAAGCTCAAAAAGTCGCGTGGGGTGTTGAGGAAATTTGTTGACCATTGCTGCTCATGGAATGAGGGCGAAGTTGTAACTGGCCTTTTTGATTCACCTTGGACCGCAAGAGAAGCCCGTGAAGCACTCAAGGCTGATGATGAGATAATGAAAGGTGAGTAAATGAAATACATAATTTTAATAGCATTATTTTTAGTTGGATGTAGTGATAATGACAAATTTATAAGTTTAGCTGAAAAAGTAAATATTTTAAGCACTAAAATAGATTCTATTGATCGTGCTTTATCAGATTTGTATAAAAATCCTTCTGTAAAATTTGAAACTCCTGAGTGTGTAATGTACTCGAGGACATTTGATTCTCATGCCATAGCTACAGTAACTATTCCTATCGATGGTCGTTACTATGTTGCTAGTTTTGACTGGGAAAATCCGAGAATAAATTATTACAGATCGGGTGCTGTTATATCAAGAGTCCAAGATGTATTTAGAGATACTTGTCCACAGTTTGAAAGTTTATCAAAGATGGTTAAGAAATGAATCACTATGATGCGTGGATGATAGTTTTCTTAGATATTCTAAACTCAGTGAAATATATTGCACCTCCATTTTTTTGGATGATTGTTGGAGCAAATATTTTTAATGAAAGTTTTGATGGTGGTGTGTTTATTACAATTATTATTGCAATTGCATTAACATATTGGAGTTATCAATGAGATGGCTAGACGGTTATCCTTGTGATTCAGGATCTATCAATGGTGGTGTGTGAATGGCCAAACGTAAAAACGCTCTTGTAGACTCTAGAAAGATTAAATATTCAGAGCAATATACAAGAAATGATATTAATAAATTTATAATATATGATAGCCATACAGGAAAATTAAAATGGATTGATCACTATCATCCAGTTCATAAAAAAGCCCTTACTGGAAAAGAAGCTGGAACATTAAGCAGGAGAGGATATTTAGAAGTAACATTTTTAAATAAGAAAATAAGATGCCACAACATAGCATGGTATTTACATCACAAAAAGTGGCCATCAAATTATTTAGATCATATAAATAGAGTTAAAACCGACAATAGAATCGAAAACTTAAGGGATGTAACTCATTTAGAAAATATGCAAAATATTGTTTACGAAAGAAAGTCTGTAACTGGCTACTTTGGTGTATCTATTGATTTTAGAAGACTAAGAATAAGTAAAAAACTAAGAACAAATAAATTATATTTTGCTTATAATGGAAAAAGCAAGATTGGTAGATATGAGTCTGCCGTAATTGCGGCAATGGAGAGAGATAAATTTATTTTGAAAAATGAATTAAAAAGGCAGCTAAATTTTCCTTCAATGATAGAGGATTACGAAAATGAAATTAGATGAGTTTGGATTACCATTAGAAAACGCTACAGATAAGCAAGACTCATGCAGATTGGCCGGGGTTATGCGGACCTTTAAACATCCAATGGCCTTTGATATTTCTAAGTATGTCATATCTTATGGGCAATATTGTAGACACCCAAAGGAGTTTATTTATAAGCAATCTCGTGATCAGACCGTTCCTTTGTTCGCTGGACTTTTTGTTGATGGTTTAAATCATCTAGTTGATTCCAACTACAGCCCTCCTAGCGGCGACTGGATAAGCCCTTCAGTTAGAGGGCATTTCAAGCGCTGTGCTGTCACTAAAGCTAACTGGTTTCAAGATCTCTGGCTCTGGCTAGACGTATTATGGTCATGCTTTATTGATCCAATGGCTGAAAGTAATCAGCTAATCTGTATGATGAAAGTACATGAGAATAAATCTTACTTAAAATTCTGGTGTAAGTGGAATAAGAAGTGGAAAAATTCTATTTTAAACTACTGGTCAGAAAATGAAGGCGCTTGGCGTGGTGAGACCGAGCTTGCTGAGCTTATGATTAAGACTATTGAAAGTGATATTAGATGAAAAAGACTTTCGTTAAAGGATTCAGTATCTCAAAATCAGATTGCGAGCTAATGATTTCCATTTTTAAAAAAGAATTAGAAAATGGCTGGTCATCTTCTTTAGCAAGAAAGAAAGCTGGAATTACCACCAAGGTCGATATATATCTTGAGCTAAATTATGAAGAATATGTCAGGCTTAAATATTTGCACAACATCAATTTAAGGCGCATCAATAAAGTAAGCTATGAATATTTAAACAAGCGCATTGACGTTGTTAAAGAGCGCCTTGCAGAAGAGCAAAGAAGAATCAAAACTATAGAGCAAGCTTTGTTGCCTGTAGGAAAAATGAATTTAAAAGGACTTTATGGATAAAGATAAAATAAATCATGATGAAAAAGCCAAGAAAACAATCGAGCGTCTAAACGATGCTGGAGCCTATCTTGTGATAGCAAATTTTGGTGGGAATATCGAAATTGCCACAAGAGGCCCTATCGAAAGCCAGCTTTTACTTATGAAGATCGCTGACTTGCACCTTACGAATGGCATAACTTCTGGGTTTAATAAGGATTAAGTATCTAGGCTTGTTCTATAGCCTAGCACAGCGTCTTTTCTGTACTTAGATATATTAAAATCATTGGATTGGTTGCCGCCCATGCACCAAACGAAGTCTTTGTCTTCTTTGATGTAAAATGCGACGTGCCCCTCCCAGCCTGAATTGCCACGCTTAAACACGACAATGCATCCTTGAAATGGCTTGCATTCTTTTCCCCATGATAACCATGATCGGGCTATCGCTGAGCGCGTACCTTTGCCGCCTACAGATTGAATCATGTAGTTCATAAGAACCGAGCACCATGATACTTTAGAGTCATCTAATGTGATTGGATTTCCAAGGCCGTCAACGCAAGCATAGGCTTTTGTAATGTTAGGATTTGAGGCGCTGCCAGGATATTCTTTCCAGTCTTTATTTTTTTCTTTTAAAGCGAATTGATAAGCTTTTTGCATTAAAGTCATAGTAACTCCATGGCGCCCTGGCCACTCATGCTCATTCAAGGGAGCGAACAAACATACGGAGTGAGAAGCCAAGGCATAAGTTTAAGGTTTTTTAAGACACTCTCTGTTCGCGATATCTTTAATTTCCTGGACATAGGCCTCATATCTTTCAAAAGTTTCGAGTGGCATACATTGAGCCTTGTCGATTTCTATTGAGTCGATAGTGAACTCTTTTTCAATGTCAGGATTATTGATCTCGTTACAGTAGAACTTCTTAAATTGTTTTGAATAAGTGCAGTGTAGACCGTTTGGCTTAGGTGGAAGCATAGGATTATCCATGCAGCCACTCAAGCTAAGGGAGATTAGAAGTAATACGCTTATTAGCATCTTTTATCTCCTGTTCGGTCTGGGCTTTTTTCAAGTCATCGATTGCTTTTTGCTGATCCTCTTTAGCTTTTTTAATTTCGCTTTCCTTGATCATTCTCCATAAGCTCATAAAAAGTTCTATGAGCTTTGGAATAGCAATAATAAGTTGAACTATTGCTGATAGATTCATATTACTTTTGAACCGCTTCGATGATTGCCTTAATTTCTGGTGCAATACCGATCAATAGATCTAAGTAGTCACCAGCTTTAGCTTTCTCGAACTCACCCTGAACAAGGTTGATATCAGCAAGAGCAGCATCAACTTTTACTTTGATTTCTGGCTCTTGAAGTTTTGCAAATAAAGTAACAGCATCAGTGATCTGAGGGCCGTCCTTTAAAACTTCAGCGATTAATTTTCCTAACACTAAAATACCGATTACGGCTTCTTTAGTTTCTTTCATTTCATCCTCCTTGAAAGTGTTTTTAATTAAGCTTCTAATTCTGCGATTAAAGCCTCGTCGTCGGCTTTAACAGCTTTAATTTTTGCTAAGATCTCTTGTTTTTTCGCTTCCACTGCAAGCTTGATCTCTTCTGCTTTTTGCAAGTCTAAGCTTGAGATTTTCTCTTCTAGCTCGATGATCTTCGCATCCGATTCGCCCACTTTGGCCTCTAATTCTGCGATTTTTTTTTGAAGCGGCTCAAGCATTTGATCCACTTGCTCTTGAGTGTAACCAGGAGCTTGATTGCCACCAGCTTCTAACTCTGCAATTTTCGCTTCTAATTCAGCTACCTTTGCATTTAAAGCATCGATGTCACCTTGCTTTGACAAAGCACCAGCCTCGAAAGAAGCTTGTTTTTCAGCAGCGACATAAGCGTCAACATCTGCAAGTTTTGTTTGAAGTTCGGTAATTAAACCTAAAACCTCTGCTATTTTTGATAAATCCATTTTGTTCTCCATTTCTTCGCATAATTGCGATTTGTTTTAATCTTTATTTTGGTTATCTAACTTTGTTTCTATTCTAACGATTGACTGAGACATTGAATTTAAGCTCATTATCATTGAGTCAAATTTTGCCCACATCGCTGCGTCTTTTTCTTTGATTGCTTGTTTGTGATTTTCATAATCTTTTTCAAGAGCGTTGAATTTAGTTTCTAAACGAATAAACCAAATTGCTCCAAAAAAGAAAGCTACAAATACAGGCCACAGTTTTAGTATTACGTCGATTTCGTTCATCACTTTTTCCCAAGTTCGCATTCATATTGATTGCCAGAATAAGGCTTACAGTTTTTTACAATCACTGAAATACAGCTCGTCATGAGCATTGAGATCGCTAATAATAAAATCCATTTCATATTATCTCCTTGGTTACATATCTTGTTTTACCGTTCTTAATTCTTTCAAAATGTATCTTAGTGACACCCATTAATTTCAAAGCGTCCATCACTTCATCCCAATACTTTTGATCAAGAGGTTTATCGCTATTGCTTGTGAAGCTTGAGATCTTTGCTTCGGTGTCGTTATTGAATAATTCAACATCCATAGAAAATGTATACGGATCACCAAAGTTAATGAACTCGTCTCCACCTTTAATCGCGTATGCATTTTCTAGTTTCTTGATGTGAATCATGAGGCTCCTTTATTTGATTCTATGAATGCTTACATGATTATATGATGCTGAATTATGCAGATTGGTATTTCCGCCAGTTCTGTTAAACCCGACCCTAACATCTATATAATCGCCAGCATTTAATTGAACCATTGCTGACCCCTGGTGTCCTATAAAGTTACTGAAAGTCGTTTCAATTGTTTTATATCCAAGCCTTTTCGCAACAGTTCCATTTTTGAAAACCTGTAAATCAATTGCGTTACCTTGAGTAACTGCTGACGATGCAAATAAAATAGTTGACGATACTTCATATAGACCAGAAATTGGAGCAGTAAACTTCCAAGAAGAGCCAGTTGTAACAGCGTTATGCGTATCAAAATCTTTTGTACCAAAATCTATAATATCAGTTGATGTATTCGGAATTGATTGCCCTGCTGCTGTTGTATAACTAGCAGCCACAACTTCAGTCGCACTCATTGTTGTAGGTGATGAGAGTTTTTCAATAGCGAACCAAGTATTTTTAACGTTCCCAGCTATTGTTAAAGTCGATGCGCTATTATTACCGTTGCCGTATAAGTATAATTCTAAATAATCGCCAGCAACTAAATCTAATGTTGTTGAACCTTGTAAGTTTAAAACTGTAGTAGATGCCTGTGTTCTATCGTCTAATACTTTATAAAATGAACCATTTTTATAAAGTACTAAACCATACTCATTAGCTAAAATGTTTGTCGCCAATAATGTTATATTAGATTTAACAGAATATTTACCGCTAGAGGGTGCTGTGAATTTTGAATTAGTTGTGTCAAAACTTGCTGTTTGGTCATAGCCTCCACCAGAAGATGCTGTTGAACCAAATGTAATTTTAACAAATGAAGCATTAGGATTTACACCAGTTTGGTCTGATGCGTTTTTATGAGCATGAGCGGCAATCTGTCGCCCATCATACCCATCACTAACCTGAGTCGAACTGCTCCAGCCTGTGATGGGGACTGATAATTCAACTGACATATTGGAGCCGTTAGCAAATGAATTACCGTTAACTGCGGTCAATGCTCCAGTTGTTGATGTTTGCACTGAAATATTAAAATAATTTTGAGCACTTGATGGAGCTATTGCGTAAGCACCAAAATATGTTGCACCTGAGCCACTGTTAATTACATTTCCAATTAAAGAGCCAGTTTGAATTTTTGTTGTATCAATTGTTACATTGGCATTTGCGCCTCCATAACCAAGAGTAATTTGAGCCTGTGAAGCTGTGTTAGTTCCTGTTGTGAAGTATCCTTTTACTTCTAGAGAATCTCCCACTCTTCTTGACTTAAAGCTTACATTTGAGGGCGTACCGAAACCAGTAATTGTCGGAGTATAACTCACCCAATCACTGATAGGTGTACCGTAAGCTATAGTAGATCTTGAAATTTCAAAGTCATCAAAGCGAACTGTGATATTAGTTCCACTGACAGAAGTCGA